AATTGATCGCTGAAGTATTTGCCACCAGCATTGGCAAAATTACGGCTTCCGACGTGTTAATTATCTCGTCAAGATAACTGTCACTGTATAAGGAAACGCTCACGCCCAGCACTGTTCGCAGTTGACTTGCGGTGACAATACTAGGCATGAGCGTTCCTTTCGATCGGCTGCGGCGAGATCGGGAGAACCCGCCGCATGATTAGTGGGGGTTAGTTATCAGGTCTTGTTTACGCCGAACGCGCCAGCGCCAATCTTTGTCGCGACCGCACCAAACGAATAGACGCCGACTGTAATTGAACCGTCAGCAGTTGATTCTGCGCGCAACTGATATGAAGTTCCTTCGTACCATGTGTATGCGTCTGGGTTGATGATCATAATTGAATCATCAATGTCTGTCGTTGCTGAAGTGTTTGCAGTAACGTAAAGATCAAGTCCGGCAACGCGTCCACGCAATGAACCAGGTGTTGCAAGTCCTGGCTGATTCATTGGGTTTGTAACTTCGTTGTAAATTGGTCGCCCGCTGTCGTTTAGTGACATCACGTTGCTCCACTGGGAAGTATTCATGAGGATATTGCGTGCAAATGGATTTGCAAGACCTGCAGTTGCAGCATAAACACTTGCTGAACCGCGTGCGATAACTCCTAGCAATTCGGCTGCAGTTGGGTATGTTGCAATTGAAGTTGAATCGGCAGTTGCGCCTGCAACTAACTGATCGTTTGCGTACTTGTCCTGTGCCTTAGCCATTGCCGCGACCATATTACGAAGTAACTCATCATAAAAAAGTGGACTTGTTCTAGTGAGCAGTTCGACTGAGAATTTTTGCTGGCCCGCAAATTTTTTGACATCAACGCTCAAGAACGCAGAATTTTGGTCTGTTTCATTGAAAATTGCGTCTTCGGCTACAACTGCAACTGTTGGTGCAACTGTGATCTTTGGAATTTCGAAAGTCATTCCCGCGTCAGGCAATGTGCCGCGTGAGATTGCTTCAATGCTTGGACGGATTGTTGTTGATAGTCCGTTGATAACTTCTGAAAGTTGGCGTGTTGGTACTAGGCCAGCATTATCAGTTGTGTTGTCAGCAGCGAGGACGTACTGGCGTGCTGATTCGTCACCTGTTGCAGCAAGAACCTTGTTCTCAAGATACTTTGCAGCGGTGATCTCAATGCGTGGTGTTGTTTTCCAACCACCGACGGCGTTTGATTGTGCTGTGACTGACTGTGCGGCTTCAACCGTTTCGACGGCTTCCGCTGGTGTAACGGTGTGTTCCACTTCGTCGCTCTTTTCTGTTGGTGTTGCTTCAGGTTCGCTTGTCGAATCTGAATTCTGTTCTTCTTCTGTGGCCGCGACAGATTCGACGCGGGCTGATCTAATTGCAGGTTCGCTAGTTAATGCAACGCCTGTCAATTCACCTGCAAGAATTCTGACTGTTCCATCTTTAAGTGTTTCGTATTCGTCAAATGAAACTTCAACGCTAAAACCGTCGCGCAAACCTTCCTGGGCTTCGACCAATGCGTCATTTCCCGCAGTTGTTTCAGCGATTTTGAAAGTTGCGTCAATGCCTTTGTCGCTTGATTCAATTGAAAGCGTTTTGCCAATTCGACGTGTACGGTCATGTTCTAGGTTAAGCAAAACGGCAGTTGGTTCAATTGAACCTTGTGCAAATTGCACCTTGCCAATTGAAGCATTGCCTGTTTCTTCAAACGTGACAATGCGACCGGTGATTGTGCGACGGTTAGAATCTGTCGCAGTGATTTGCATTGGTGTGATGACTTTTTTCATAGCAGCATTTCTTCTTCCTCGCGTATTTCGTCGATCGACATTGCGCCGATTCGATTTAAGATTTCATAAATCTGCGCGCGCTCATAAGGGTTGCCACGCAAGAAGTCGTCTAGGTCAAATTTGACTTTGTTTCCTGCTGGTGTGAAGTCAGCAAAACTCAAACGTTCTTCAATAATTGACATGTAATTTCTAAATGCGAAATCCACGAGGTCGCGCCTTTTGTCTAAGGCGTTGGAATAGGTGAAACTGGACTGTTGTGAATCTGTAAAATATGCAGGTAATCCACACGCGCGACTAAGTTCCAAAGCAACGTAATTTCTGGCTTCATTCATTTGAAGTGATTTAGGATCGAAGCCCAAAGTTTCAAGTGTTACGTCAGCATTCAAAAATGCAGTTGATTTGTTAGCGCGTGCCGTACGCCAGGCAGTAAGTAACTTTGCAACGCGATCGGCTGGCAATGAAGTTCCGTTTGATTTCAAAACCATTTGTGGAATTGGTTCGACTGCAAAATTCATTGCCGCGCGTTCTAATGCCGCCGCTGCGCGAATGGTACGACCTGCGCGACTAAGCAAACCTTCCTGGAAACCTTGAAAGACAACAAGGTTGGCTGGGTCAACGAACGCGCCGTCGATTGAATAAGTTGCAATTTCATATCCCATGCCGTTGGTTGTAATTGTTACGCGCTCAGGTGCAATGCGCTCCATTGCGCGAATTTTTCCTGTGTCGGCATATCTATCCATAACATATGCGTACGCGCTAGGAAAGAAAAACAAATCTGAAATAATCCATGCCCAAAATGTCGAACCTGGAATGCGTGGGTCGGGTTGATTGATAACGCGTGGTTGTGTGACTTTTTCACCAGTTGCTTCATTGCGTGTGTGCATTGGAAGTGAAGCGATTGTCTGCATGATTCCCAATGAACGCGCTACGGTTGGCACACTCATTGCTTCAGCGCGTGAAGCGGTAACTATTCCCCCGAATAGGAAAAGATTTCCAACCTCACTGTAATAAGGTGCCACCGCAGCGGCGTCCACGCTTGCGGCTTCCACTGGAACGGCAGCGTTAACCTTGCGTGTGAATAAATCGGAAAATGCCATGACTGAATTGTGTCAGGCTTATATGTTCAACCCACCATGATGTCAAGATCATTCTCTGGGCGTGTCGCAAAATGTGTCGCGAGCGCGACGGCGACCGCTGCGCAAACGACCGACTGTGACGCCCGCCGTCCAATTACCCAACCCCCATCACCGCGACGCAATTGCACCGCCGCTAAGACTTCTTCCGAAAGTTGGCTTTGCCCCCTGTGCTTTAACCTACCGCTATTGATCGCACTGAGCATTTCGTCACACGCTTGTGGATACACCCCGTCCATGTCGAAAATTGGGATTCCCGCAGGTGCCAGGCGCGCGGCCACCGCTGCGCTGGTTTTTCTACTATAAAGGACGTATTCGGTTGGATATTTGCGGGCGTAATCTGCCAGGTCGTTGGCAATTGCCTTGTCGTCTAGTTGCAGATCGTTTTGCCAGGTGTGAAGCAACTTGACCACAAATTGTTCATTCCCGATTTTCTGAGCGCCGACCAAACTGGCGTGTTTTCTGTCTGGGCTAAGATCGATCGCCAGCCAGGTCAATTTGTCAATATCCAGGTCAATGGACTTGTCCAGGCAATTACCCCAGGAAGCGGCGTCAACCGCACTATTGATTGCCACAACCCAGCGACACAACACTTCAGTCATTACCACGTCAGGGGGATCGTTAAGAACCGATTTGATATTATCGGCGTGGATAAGTCTGCCCATTGACGGGTTGGCGTGCCTTGCGTTTTCTACGCTGATTTCATCTGTAGGCGCTGACCATTCAAAATAACCAATGTCATCTTCAACCCCTGCGATCGAAGCCAACGCGCGGTCGCGGAATTGGTTCAGCACAACCGACGAAGAATCACCAGCATTTGTGTACGCCATGACCATTGGGTTGGTGGCAGCCATAAGGGTGTAGCGCAGTGAAGCAAATGATTCAATGTCGGTCATTTCGCGTAATTCGTCCAGGTGGATGGTTGACGGCCTGGAAACACCACGCGCTGCCGAACCACCAGCCCGCACAATAAACCGATTGCCTGTCATGGTTTCGATTTCTTCACCGCCATGCTGCCAACGAATCTTCTTGACCTGTTTGGCAAGCGATTCATTTTTTTCAATGATCTGCACCATTGCCCGGAATTGTTCCAGCGACGTGGATAGGCGGTGGGCTGAACCAATTTGCAAGTTTTCGTCCCATAGAAATAAGCCGCCTAGAATTCTGATCAGTTGCAGAAAACTTTTGCCGTTTTGCCTAGCAACACAAATGGTATTGACAGGGGTAGCCCAGCGCCCATCAGGTTTGATTTTATGGGTGTGAATCAGCGCAAATTTTTGCCATTCCATCAAATCGATCCCCAGACTGGTCGCCAGATCGATCAATTCACCCCCGCGTGAGGGCAAATCGTTCAGTGGCGTGTGGATTCTGGGGGTTTGTACGCCGATTTGCGGGTTTTGTAGGTCTGTGTCCCTACCCAAAACCGTTTGAGGGCTATTGAGGGCTTCTGAGGCCGTTTGGTGGCCTTCTGAGGGCTTCTCAGTCGTTTTCATGGCTTCTTGAGTTGTTTTGGGGGGATATTAAACCAG